ACATCATCTCAACTTGATATTTCCACAAACCTAATAACAGTTAACACTTCAACACCAGCGATACGATTTGGTGGTATAGCAGTTAGAGATTCAGGTTCTTTAGCAACCGGATTAACAGGTTCATTGTTGTGGGATTCACAAAATGATGTTTGGTTATACTCTAACCCATCTGGTGCAGCCTACGATGGTGGATTATTATTAACTGGACCTAGAAACACAACTGGTTTAGGAAATGAAGTTGGTATCACTACAAATTATCTTTCTAAAGGTAATGGTAGCCATCATATGACCTCATCTCAAATATCAGATAATGGTACTACAGTATCTATACCTGGTAATCTATCAGTTACTAATGGTATAACAGGATCACTATTTGGTACCGCAAGCTGGGCTACAAATTTTGTGTCTGCTTCTAACTACGTTTTAAATAATCAAACTAGTTCAATGACTGTTGGTACTGCTTCTAAAGTAGCAGGAGGCACAACAAACTATATACCATTATGGTCTGATAGTACAACATTAGGATCTAGTGTTTTTTATCAAAATAGCAACAATATAGGTTTAGGTACTGTATCCCCAAATACTACACTACATATATCAGCATCTTCAGCTCAGCCTCTATTAAACATAGAAAATGCTACTCCTACTGGGTATACTAATATGCGTTTTACAGGCACAGGAAGAAAATATATAATAGGTGTTGGTAATGATAGTGAGACTCTTTTTGGTATAGCTAATGACTTTTTCCTTTATGATGATAATAGTGGTAATATAAGAATGGTAGTTGATCCTAATGGTAATGTAGGAATAGGAACAACATCACCAAGTTCATTATTGCAAGTAAATGGAACAGTTACAGCTAATTCCTTTATTGGTGATTTAACAGGAACAGCGGCCACAGCTTCAATATTATCAAGTGACTTTGCTCCATCATTTATCACTTACTCTGGAGGTAACCAATCAAATTCTACTACAACATTAGCAGATGTTCATAGTTCTGCTGGTTGGAGTAATATTAGTACTGGATTTTATGAATTTGAAATTTATATAAATTATAACGCGGGTGCTACCACAACTGGAACTAAATTTTCTTTAAGTGGCTCAGTTACTTTTAGTTATTTAGCTTGTGATGTAGGATATAACACTGCAACTACTGATAGAGCTGCTTCTATGTTTAGAGTTTTTGATGGTGGATCAACCGCTGTTTCTTCTCAATTTTTAACTAGTAATGCTAGTATATTACAAGGTCATATTAATATCACTTCTACTGGTCAACTTCGTTTAAGATTTGCTAGTGAAATAGCCTCCTCAGCTATAACTGTCACTGATGTATTTGGGTATTTAAGAAGACTATATTAATTAGTTTTAAGATCAATATTTATAACTAAAAGTAGTTAATGGCAGTTAATAATACTCAACGAAGTCAATATGCTAAAATTGCTATTCGAGCACTCAATGCTGACACAGCTTCATACTTTTCAGGATCTGTAACAGCAGTTATAGACACTAGTTCTTTATTAATCACAGCCTCAGCTGCTGGTAACACTATTACTTTTACAAAAGGAAATGGATCAACATTTCCAGTAACAGTAGCTGGAGGAACAGGAACTCCTGGAGGATTAGACACTCAACTGCAATTTAATAGTGCTAGTGTTTTTAGTGGAAGTGGAAATCTCAGATTTGACTATGTCAATAATACAATCCATCTAACAGGATCAATTTCAGCTTCATTAGGAGCTAATACAATTGGATTTTTTGGAACATCAAGTTGGGCTGTATCTTCTTCTCGAACTATAAGTGCATCTTATGTTTTAAGTAGTAGTTATGCTACAACGGCTAGTTATGTTTTAAATGGAGGAGGAACTGCTTTTCCATATGTAGGAATAGCTGTTATAACTGGTTCACTTATAGTATCTGGGTCTCCAAGTACTTCATCTTTTAATGGTCTTTTTCAAGTTAAAGATAGTGATGGTAAGATAACTATACAAACTGATGTTTCTACTAATGGTGGTAGAAATTTATTTGACTATAACGCAGCAGTAGCTTTAGATTGGGGTAATAGGACATTATTTCGTAACGATGGTACAACAGCTTTAAACTGGAGTAATGGTGTTGTAAATGACACCTTTAATAATTTATCAATAGACTGGCAAAATCGAGTACTTTATGATAACCAAAACCCACCTACAGCTTCATTAGACTGGAGTAATAGACAATTATATTACCCTAATGGAGATATAGCTGTAAATTATAGTGATAATTATAATTTTGTTATAACTGGATCAACTACTTCAACTTTAGGATTCACAGGTAGTTTATTTGGTACATCAAGTTGGGCTGAGTCTGCTTCTCAAGCTATAAGTTCAAGTTATAGTTTAAGTAGTAGTTATGCTCTTAGCGCTTCATATGCTTTATCGTCATCATATAGTTTAAGCAGCAGTTATGCTTTAAGTGCCTCATACGCTTTTAATTCTACTAGTGCTTCTTATGCTCAAACTTCTTCATATGCTGTAAATTTAATAGTGTCTGGAGGATTAACTCAATTAGACTATATTGATTTTGATACTGCTTCTGCTGCTTTAATGCAAACCGCTAGACTAAAGTGGGATAATGGTGAAGGAACTTTACAATTAGGTTTAGGTGGAGGAAATATTGATCTAAATGTTGGAGAACAATTATATCAATATTGTTATAACGCTCAAGGATCACCATTAACAAAAGGTCAAGTAGTATATATATCTAGCTCTCAAGGAGGTAGAATAGCAGTTAAACTAGCATCAGCAACAGCAGAACTAGGATCAGCTAACACACTTGGTTTTGTAGCTGAAGCTATAGATACTGGAGCAGAAGGTTGGATTATGACAGAAGGTAGTTTACGAGGTGTAAACACAGCTGGATTTACCCCAGGAGGATTAATTTATCTAAGTAGTTCAGCTGGTCAGTATACTCAAACACCCCAACAAGCTCCTTTACATGGTGTAAGACTAGGATACGCTCAAAAAATAGATAGTTCTACTGGTATAATATATGTTAAAATAGATAATGGTTATGAATTAGATGAACTTCATGATGTTAAAATAACATCAGATACTAGTGGAGACTTACTTATTAGAAGTAGTTCTTTATGGATTAATTCAAAACAATTAACAGGTAGTTATGGATTAACAGGTAGTCTATCTTTCATAGATGGAGGAGTAACTGGATCGTTATTTGGTACTGCTAGTTGGGCTAATAGTGCTTCTCAAGCTTTAACAGCGTCATATATTACAGGATCTATATTTACAGATACTAATCCTGCTTTATCATCATCATATGCTTTAACAGCTAGTTATAGCCCTAATTTCGCTAACACAAATTTAACTTTTACAGCTAATAGAACTCACACTGGTGGGGGATTTGAATATAGACTATTTAATAGTGGTTCAATTTTAGATTATAAAGGAGGAAATCAAATAATTAGATCTTATGATCATACTTTAGGAATAAGAGAGCCAAAAGGAGGCGGTAATTATGAAACTGCCTTTATACAAATGACAACATCCTCTTTAACAGTAGCTGTTGGAGATGAAACTAATGCTTTTTCTTTAAAACAACTTACAATAACAACCTCTAGTTTAATAATTTCTAGTGGATTTATTGCGTATGATCCTGCTATTAATGTTAAGCTTATTGATAGTAACAATACCCTTTTATATGACACCTTAGGTACTGGTAGTATTAGTTGGGCTAGTAGGCAATTAATTAATGGTACTGGTGATCCTTCTTTAGGATGGGATAGTTCTACTTTAATAGCTAATGATGGATCAACTACTCACATAGATTGGAGTAACATTGGTTATATGAACTTTACAAGCACTACTGAAAGTCCTATAACACGTGTTCTTGGTATGGATAACAGTAATAACGTTTACTGGACATCCTCAACAGCAATTGGTGGTGGAGGCTCAGGATTCCCATTTACTGGGGATGCTATAATTTCTGGTTCATTATTAATCTCAGGATCAGGACTAATAGTAACAGGATCAATACAATCAACACAAGGTTTTACAGGTAGTTTATTTGGAACAGCTTCATATGTTAGTGGATCTATATTTACAAGCACAAATCCTGCTTTAAGCGCTTCTTATGCATTAACAGCTAGCTATGTTGCTAATGCTACCTTCAATTCAACTTCCTCAGTTATAGGAAATGGATCAGCTACCTCTTTTAATATAAATCATGGTTTTAATACTTTAAATCTTCATATAACTGTCTACTCAGCAAGTGGGACCTATGAAAATGTCTACCCAGATATAAGAAGAATTAATGCTAATACAGCTAGTGTTGTATTCGCAAATCCACCTACAACAAACCAATATATAGTTTATATATCACAATAATGGCACAGTTTTTAACAGATATACAATTTATATCTACAAGTTCAATAGATACTCCTGAATCTGGATTTGTGACAGTATATATGAATACTGATGGATATTTATACGCGAAATTTCCTGATGGACAACAAGCTAGGTTAAGTTAATATGTTATGAGTAAAATATTAAAAAGTTTACAGTTTGTCACACAATCTGCTTCACCAAGTACTCCTAGTACTGGTACTGGAGCTATATTTGCTAGTGGTAGTAGTATTTATTTTGAAAATACTTCTGGTACTGTTTTTGATCTAGCAGCTTCTAATGGTCGTATTGTTGTTCAATCATACACAGGTTCAACTACTGGAGCAGATGTAACTTATACTTGGACCAAAGAGCCTAATTTAAAATATTTAGAAATATGTTGTATAGGAGGAGGAGGTGGTGGAGCTAGTGGAAGAATTACTAATGTGAATGCTCAAGCTGGTAGTTCTGGTGGTGGTGGTGGTGCTATTGTGTGGCAACTAATTGAAGCAAATCGTTTATCATCATCATATACAATTACTGTGGGAGCTGGAGGTACCCCTGGATCAGCAAGGATAACTAATGGTGCTGTACAAACTGGATCAGTAGGAACATCAGGAGGTGACACATCATTTGGTTCTTTAGTTATTGCTGATGGTGGACAAGGTGGTCAAATTGCCGCTAATGGAGGTACAGGACTTGTTGTTGCATTTGGTGGTAGTTATGCTAATTGTGTTCCTTCATTTGGCCCATGGGCTATAAATGGTGTGACATCTGGTTGGGGTACTACAGATGGTGCTACAAATTTTGCACCTCGTGCAGCATTAAATCGCGCTACTAATCCTCCAAACTCATCAAACGCAGTAGTCGCTAATTCAAGTTCATGGGGAAATGGAGGAGCTGGAGGAGGTGCGGGGGCTAGTCGTACAACTGCATTAATTATTGGAACATCAGGATCTGGTGTCATTGTTACAACTAATGCCGGAGCACCAGGTGCTAACAACGCAACTGGTGTTGGTAGTAATGGAGCTAGTGGCTCAAATAACCTTTTTGGTAATTTTTTATTACGATACTCAGGTAGTACTAACCTATCTAATTTTGGATTAGGATCAGGTGGTGGTGGAGGAGGTGGTGGTACAACAGGTGGTGGTAATGGAGGTAACGCTGGGTATTATGGAGCAGGAGGTGGAGGAGGTGGTTTACTATTTGGATTAGGATCAGTATTAACTCCATCATCTTCAGGTGCTGGAGGTTCTGGATCTTCTGGATTATGCTTATTAATCGAATATTATTAAAAATATATGCCTAAATTATTAAATACTACTTCACTAGTGACTATGTCATCTGCTACACCAGAAGGATTAGGTTATGGTAATGTTTACGCTAGTAGCAGTAAAATTTATTTTACATCATCTTTAGGTAATTTTGATTTAACAGATTCTAAAGGTTATATTATTGTGCGTGAATATCTTACTGGAGCAACTACAACATGGTTACCTCCTGCAAATGTAAAATATGTGCGTATATTAGCTGTTGGTGGGGGTGGAGGTGGAGGAGGAGGCTCTAAACGAAATGGTGCAACACCAGCTGCTAATTCATCAGTAGGAGGAACTGGAGCAGCTGGTGGAAATATAGTGATGATTACATACCCTGGTGATTACTTTACTAGACCCTCATATACAGTAACTGTAGGTGCGGGTGGTAATGCTGGACCAGGTAATACTTCAGCGGCGGGAGGAAATGGAACTGTAGGCTCAAATGGTGGAACTACTAGTTTAGCTAGTGGTAGTATTATACTAATTAGAGCTGGAGTTAGTGCGGTTGCTGAAAATAATCGTGGGAATGGAGGAAATGATAATGATAATTTTGTAGTTGGAGGTTTATCAAATGGTGATGGATGTATCCCATCTAATACACCTTACGTTATACCAAGTTGGTATGGTGGTCATTGGGGTAATCTCCTAACTGGGAACGCGGGAAACCCAACATATATTAGTAATGGTCAAACACCTGTCACTAGTGCTGATGCAGTAGGCACTTTTTCACATGCCATGAACGGCCAACGTGGCACAGCGGCTGGAGGAGCTGGAGGAGGTATTCGTACTACTGCTTCATTAACTCGTGCTGGTTCAGGATCAGGAGTTATTGTGAATGGTGTTATATCAGGTACTGGGTCACCTGGAGTAGCAGGTACAGGCAATGCTGGTTCAGATGGTGTAGCTGACTTGTTAGATATTATGAATTTATTTTATTTTTCTGGCAGTAATAGTATCACATCATCATATGGCCTTGGTTCAGGTGGATGTGGAGGAGCATCAGGGAATTTAACAGGTACTATTGGTGGTGGAAAAGGAGGAGATGGTGCGGACATAGGTGCGGGGGGTGGTGGTGGTGGAGCAGCGACTGGATCTTCAAATGCTGGAAATGGAGGTACAGGAGGTGATGGTTATATGGCTATTATAGAATATTATTAATAAAAATAATTTATAAAAATGGAAAAACGTTATTGGTTTGTAATAAAAGACAATTATGTAATTAATTATATCATTTGGGATGGTGTAACTCCATATGTATATCCCTTTCCTCATGATTATCTTTTAGAAGATATTGAAGGATTTGGTGGTATAGGTGATTGGTATGAATCATCTGAAAGCATTTTTTACCGCCCAGTAGGGAAAACACCTCCTGACTTTCCAGGTGTTATTTAAATATGTATAATAAAATCACAATATGGCATTAGTACTAAGATCAGTTAAAGGTTCAAAACTTAATATACCTGAAATGGATGGAAACTTACTTTATTTAGTTTCCACATTATCAGCTTCTCTTATACAAGTAACAGGATCATCATTTTCTGCTCCAAATACTTCTATTACTGGAGCGTATTTTAAAGGAAACGGAAGTGCGTTAACAAATGTAGCAGCCGCTGGATCTAACACACATATTCAATATAATAATAGTGGTGTATTAGGAGCAGAAGCTGCTTTTGCATATAATGCTAGCACTAATACTTTAACAGTAGATAATATTGTAGCTGCTGATTTACAGATAGATAAAGCAATTGACACTAGTAATGGTTATTTATTAGATGGAAGTAATTTAACTTCTGTTAATTGGAAAAACAGAACTTTAAGATACACAGGTGGTACCACAGCTGTAGATTGGACTACAGATAATAGACTTATATTAAGTGGTTCTCAAATGGCTATGAAAGGTTTAGCTAATACAGTCCAAGCTAATCTATTGTCTATAGACTTAAACACAGGTAGACTTTATTATATGCCTACCTCATCTATTGTTACTTCTACATCTTCATTATTAATTACTGCTTCTGCCGCTAGTAATGATATAACTTTTACAAAAGGTGATGGCTCAACATTTAACATTACAATTGATACAGGATCAGGAGGAGGAGGTGGAACACCTAGCGGCCCATTATATTCTATTCAGTTTAATAGTGCGAGTATATTTAGTGGCAGTCAATATTTTATTTTTAATAATGACTCTTCTAGTTTACAACAAGGTTATCAAGTGACAGCTTCTGGACTTTATTCTCATGCTGAAGGTTCAAGTTCTATAGCTTCAAATATTAGTTCTCATGCTGAAGGATTTTTAACAACAGTTGGTGTGTATGGTTATTTAGTAACTTCTGCTACTTATGATAGTGGTAATAATAATACTATAGTAGTATTAGATAGCATATATGGAGATGTCACAACCCCTAATGCTAATTTTATATTAATAAGAACTAATAATAATATTTGGACTACTTTAAGTAATGGAGGTAATAGTTACGCTTATGATGGTACTAACACTAGAATTACTATACCTGGAATTGCTACAACTTTTATTAGTTCTAACAGTGTTATATATTTAAGCAACTCAGGTGGTACTTCACTACAATACCAACCTTTAAATGCTAATCAGTTATCTAACGCTATTTATTCTCATGCTGAAGGTAGAAGTACTTATACTCTTGGTATAGCATCTCACGCTGAAGGATTCCGCACTATGGCTATAGGTGATTATTCTCATGCTGAAGGAAACAGCACCAGAGCTACATCTATTTACGCACACTCTGAAGGAAACAGTACTAGAGCCTCAGGCTCATACTCTCACGCTGAAGGCTACGGTACAGTATCCTCAGGTCAACATTCTCATGCTGAAGGTAGCAATACATGGGCGGCTGGCCCCTCTTCTCACGCTGAAGGAAATGCTACTGTATCATGGGCTCAATACTCTCATGCTGAAGGTTATGGTACAGTAACCTCAGGATCTTGGTCTCATGCTGAAGGCAATTCCACAACAACCTTAAACTCATATTCACATGCTGAAGGAGTTTTAACAATCGCTTCAGGCTCTTATTCTCATGCTGAAGGAGATAATACAACAACTATAGGACAAGCTTCTCACGCTGAAGGATTAGGTACTATAGCTCAAGGTAACAATTCTCATGCTGAAGGACAATTAACTCTAGCTCAAGGAAATCAAAGTCATGCTGAAGGATTTTTTACTACAGCTTCAGGTCAATATTCACACGCTGAAGGTTATAGCACACAAGCAATAGGAGAGGCTTCTCATGCTGAAGGATTAGGCACAGTAGCAGAAGCTAATTATCAAACCGTAGTAGGCCAATATAATGATTATGCTAGTAATACTAGCCCATTTGTTGTAGGATATGGAACTGATGATAGTAATAGAGCAAATGCTTTTGAAGTTACTACTAATTCTTCTATTATAGTAGCTACTCAAAGCGCCGCCCCAGGATGGACAGGTAAAGAAGGTGAAATGGTTCCTGTTAAAAATGGAGGTAATTATTACATCTATGTTTATATAGGTGGAGCTTGGAAATCAGCTTCATTAGCTTAATAAAAAGAAAATAATATTTATAATAAAATAAAAAATGGAAACAAAAGTTTTAACTCAAGAAGAGATTACAAAATTAAAAAACATTCAACAAGAAAGATTTTCGTTAATTGATAAATTTGGTGTTATTGAAATTCAATTTCAAGAATTAGAGTCACGTAAAAAACAATTGATTACTGAATATCAAACATTAAAACAAACTGAAGATCAATTAGCAAATCAGTTACAAGCTAAATATGGAGATGGAACAATCAATATAGAAAAAGGAGAATTCATAAGTATTTAATTTTTGAATTCTTCCAAAATATTTATCAATAAACCCAAATAATAACTTAAAAACAATGGCAGAAATTTTATTATCCCCAGGCGTTCTACAAAGAGAAACAGATACCTCTTTTATCGCCGCGCAGCCACCTGCATTAGGTGCCGCTATTATAGGCCCAACGGTTAAAGGACCTGTGGGCATTCCAGTAACTGTTACTTCTTATACTGATTTCGTCAATCGTTTTGGCGATGTGTTAATTAGTGGTAGTAATACTTATTCGTATTTCACTTCAATCACAGCTTATAATTACTTCCAAAATGGTGGACAAGCATTATTAGTAACAAGAGTAGCTACAGGTTCATACACACCTGCTACTTCATTTGTTTCTAGTAGTACCGGAGTAGCTTTCACTGTAGCTACTATATCTGAAGGTATTATTATGAACAGCTCTAGCTCTATAGATGCTAATGGATCTTTATTAAGTGGATCTATCAATAATATTCGTATTGAAGTAGTTGGTACTAATACTGGATCAGGAACATTTAGTTTATATGTTCGTCAAGGTAATGACTCAACAGCTAACCCTATTATTTTAGAAACATGGACTAACTTATCAATGGATCCATTAGATAATAACTATGTAGCTAAAAGAATTGGTGACTATCAATTTATTCAAACTACAATTGATGGTACAGCTACTTTACAAGTGGTTGGTACTTATCCTAATAAATCACGTTATATTAGAATAAATGAAGTATTAAAACCAACACCTCAGTATTTAGCAGGTGGTGTAGCTAATTCAGTTTATACAGGCTCTATTCCAACTCCACAATCTCAATCTTTTAGTGGTGCTACTGGTACTGTTAAAGCTGGAGCTAATTTTTATGACTCAGCTAGTGGAAACAATACTCAAGGTTTAGATGCTGGTTGTTACACAGATGCAATTGAATTATTAGCTAGTGCTAATGATTATCAATTCAATGTATTAGTAACCCCAGGTTTAAATTATCAAGATCATAGCACTACACTTGATACTATTATCACCAACACTAAAGAAAGAGGTGATAACATCTTTGTAATGGATTTAGGTAAATACGGAGCTTCACCATCAGAAGTAATTAATGAAGCATCTACAATAGATACCTCATATGCTGCTTCTTACTACCCATGGGTTCAAACTCTTGACCCAGCTACTGGAAAATACATTTGGTGCCCACCATCAGCTATGATTCCTGGTGTGTATGCGTTTAATGATAGAGTAGCTGAACCATGGTTTGCTCCTGCTGGTATTAATCGTGGCGGTTTAGGAAATGTAATTCGCGCTGAAGTTAAGTTAGCTCAATCAACTCGTGATAACTTATACCAAGGCAAAGTTAATCCATTAGCCACATTCCCAGGTCAGGGTGTTGTAGTATATGGTCAGAAAACATTACAATCAGCTGCTTCAGCTCTTGATCGTATTAATGTTCGTCGTTTGTTAATTGCTCTTAAGAGACAAATTGGTCAAATTTCCAATGCGTTAGTATTCCAACAAAATACTGCTGCTACAAGAAATAGCTTCTTATCTCAAGTTAATCCATATCTTGAATCAGTACAACAACGTCAAGGTTTATATGCGTTCAAAGTAATTATGGACGAGTCGTTAAACAATGCCGCTGTAATTGACAGAAATGAATTAGTAGGTCAGATTTACTTACAACCAACTAAAACAGCTGAATTCATTTATATTAACTTTAACATAACTCCAACAGGTGCTACATTCCCTGGATAAGAGAATAGCTGATTAAATATTTATTAACAAATAAAAACAAAATACAATGGCAATTATAGATGCAAATGACATGTTTTTTACAGCGTTTGAACCGAAACAAGCAAACCGATTTATCCTGTACGCTGATGGAATCCCTAGCTATATGATCAAAGGCGTTAGCGCTGTAACATTAACGCAAGGTGAAGTAATTTTGAACCACATCAACATCTTACGTAAAGTTAAAGGTAAGAGTGTTTGGGGTGACGTTACAATGACCTTGCATGATCCAATCACTCCATCTGGAGCTCAAACAATTATGGAATGGGTTCGTTTATCACATGAATCAGTAACAGGTAGAGATGGTTACTCTGACTTCTACAAGAAAGATTTAGTAATCAATGCTTTAGGACCTGTTGGTGATGTCGTTGCTGAATGGGTACTTAAAGGCGCGTTCGTTAAAGATGCTAACTTCGGTGAATATAACTGGGATACTGAAAATACTGCTATCAACATCACCATGACATTAGCTATTGATTACGCTATTTTAAACTTCTAATTTTTAGAACCTATAAATTTAAAAAGGAGTTCACAAAAAAATGTGGACTTCTTTTTTCTTTATATATTTATATCCGACAAATAAAAATGTTATATTAAAAATTATTTATGGAAAACAAATTAAACATCCCAACAGAAGTTATTGAGTTACCTTCAAAAGGTATAATCTACCCAGAATCAAGTCCTCTATCAAGTGGTAAAATTGAAATGAAATATATGACCGCTAAAGAAGAAGACATTTTAACTAACCAGTCTTATATCCAAAAAGGAACAGTGTTAGACGAATTAATTAAATCACTTATTATGACACCAGGTGCTAAATTTGAGGATTTAATTGTAGGAGATAAAAACGCTTTATTAGTAGCCGCTCGTATTTTAGGTTATGGTAAAGATTACACTTTTACTTATGATGGTGAAGAGCAAACAGTTGATTTATCACTTATTGAAAATAAGCCTTTAGATGAAGAATTATTTGAAAAAGGAGTAAATGAATTTTCTTATACTCTTCCATCAACAGGTACTGAAATCAAATTTAAACTTCTTACAGGTGTTGATGAGAAAAAAATTAATGCTGAATTAGAAGGAATTAGAAAAGTAAACAAATTTGCTTCTCCAGAATTATCAACTCGATTGAAGTATATGATTATCTCTGTTAATGGTAACACAGATACTAAAACCATTAGAGAATTTGTAGATAACCATTTGTTAGCGCGTGATTCTAGAGCATTTAGAGAATATATTAAGAAATTCCAGCCCGACGTGGATTTGACCTTTTTTCCCGACGGGAGCGACTCAAAAGTTGACATTCCCGTTGGACTTAAGTTTTTTTGGCCTGACGCTTGAGGTAGCCAAACAGTATAGGGTTAACTTATTCACTCAAATACACCAGATAGTATTTCATGGCCAGGGTGGTTATGACTGGAATACAGTTTATAACATGCCTATTTGGCTTAGAAAATTCACATTCCATCAGATGAATACTTATTATGAAGAACAAAATAAGTCTCAATCTGGTGGAGATATGAATTCTCAAATTAGTCAAATTAAGAGTGGTAAAGTACAAATACCTGAGCATTTTAGAGGAAAATTAAATCACAAAGCTCCAAAGTATTAATATTTATAACATATACTTTATAGCATGGCATTAAATCCTAAAGAAGCACAAGAATTAGCGAAGTTACTAAGAGAAATCGAAACGTTATCTAGAAGTTTAGGTAAAAATATTGATTTATCAGCTTTTAGTGATTTAGAAAAATCAGCTTATGCTATTAGAGCTACTGTTAAGAGTTTAAGAAATGAATTTAAATCGCTTAATAGTGATTTAGATGATCTTGTTGACACCTTTGGAGATTTAGTTAAAAAAATTAAGTCTGCTGAAGAAGGAAGTAAAAAAACTATTAAAGTCTTTGACGGATTCAATGATATAGCTCGTAAAATATATGACCATCAAAGAGGTTATAATGAGTTAAGTGAGGATGATGCTGATTTATTAGTCACAAAATTAAAAAATCAAAAGAAAAGACTAGAAGATCTACAAAAACAATTAAAGTTAGAAGAAGATCACTTTGAGAAAAAGAAAAAAGACAACACTCTTACTCAAGATGCTTTAGATGAAATTAATGATAAAATTAAAGAAAATCAAAAAGCTCAAGAAAAAATAAATGATCTTTTATCTGACCAAAATGATGAATATAGTACTTTACTTTCAAAAGCTAAAAGTATACGCCAACAGCAAGAAAATCTCCAAAAAGCATTTGGTTTAAGTGGAGCAGCTATTGATGGTGTAGGTAAAGCTTTTAATAAAATAGGTTTAGGTAGTTTAGCTGATCAATTAGGCCTTGATAAAGCTAAAGCTAAAATGAAAGACACCGCTGATCGAATTACTGACGGTGGTAAGAAAGGAGCCCATCTTGTAACCCAATTCAGAGTTTTAGGAGCAGGTATGGGTTCTTTAGGTAAATCTATAATGAAAAACCTAACTGATCCTTTAGTCTTAGCAGGAATAGCAGCTAAAGCAGTATCAACAGGAGTAGGTTTAATTAAAAAAGGTTTTTCACTACTGAAAGGAGGCATTAGCTCAGTAGTAGGTTTTGTTCAAAAACTATGGGGAATGGCAGACCAATTCGCTGCTGTCTTCGAAAAATACGCTAAAGCTGGTCAGTTCGCAGCCCAAAACTTCAGTGCTATGGGAGCGGGAATTGGCAAAATAACCAGTGGTTTAAACGCCGCTGCCGCCGCTGACCCATTTATGCGAGTAGCAGAAGCTGGTCCCGCACTTAAAGCAATAGTAGACGGTGTAGGTATATTCAAGGCTAATATGACAAAATCTACAAAAGAAGCTCATGACTTCTCTTATTGGCTAGGATACTCAGCTGATGAAACAGGTAGACTTTACAGATTATCAGCTACTAATAATAAAACAATGACTGATACCTCAGCTGAAATGAGGGCTCAAGGTTATTTGTTAAATAAACAGCACAAAACTTCTTTAGATCTTAGAAAAGTAGAAAAAGTTGCTCTCTCATCTAGTTTAGCTACTAACGCTACTTTAAAAAATAATACTAAAGCTTTATTTGAAGCCTCATTTTACGCTACCAAATTAGGTATGACTTTAGATGAAATGAGAGCTAGTGCGGCTGGAGTATTAGACTTTGAATCAAGCATATCGGCCCAATTAGAATACCAAACTTTATCTGGAAAAGAACTTAATTTAGATGCTCTTCAACAAGCTACTGCTGCCCATGATACAGTGGGTATAGCTAGAGAAATGAATAAGTTGGTAGAAGAACATGGTGCAGGTTTATTAGAGAATAAGTTTATTGCTGATTCTTTTGGTAAAGCATTAAATGTAAGTGGTGATAAAGCGTTGGAGATGTATGAAAACATAAGACTTGCTAACCAATTAGGAGAAGACCAAGCTGATGTTGAAGCGACCATCGCAAGGATGATGAAAGAACAAGGTATCTCTAGAGAGGAAGCTGCTAAAAGAATATCAAAACAAGATATAGCTAATTCATTAGCTGCCTCTAAAAGAGCAGAAGCCATGTCTCGTGCTTTAGAAGATTTTAGAGATTACATGGCTACAAGATTGTGGCCATTATTTAGAGCAGTATTCAGCCCAGCTAACATAAAGATGTTCATGACTGTAATAAGCGGTATGAGACCTGTATTTGTTGAATTAGGTAAAGCAATTACTGCTTTCTTCTCACCTAAGAGCGCAGGGGCAATGACTGATGTTCTTAAAAACGATGTTATGCCTGCTATATTAGACTTAGCTAAAATGCTAACTGAAGTAGCAGGTGGTGCTGGTGAAACTCTTTATAATATAATTAAATCTATAGGACCTGTTATTAAAACAGATGTTATACCTATAGTAAAATACTTAGGCGGTATTATTAAAGAACTAGCCCCTACAATAGGAATATTAGTTAAATCCTTAGCTGGAGGAGTAGTTAGTATACTTAAAAAAGTAAATGAAAATAAAGAAGAGATAAAAGAATTTATTGTAACTATAGCTAATAAACTTAAAGACGTTTTTGATTTTATTAGTGGCCATTTGAAAGAAATAGGAATGGCTGTTTTAGCTTTAAAAGGTTTTAGCATATTAAAATCCTCAGGTGTATTTGAACTTGTTAAAATGGCAGCTGGGGTAGCTAGATTAGGTAGAGGAGCCAATCCTTTATCTCCATTGTTTGTTAAAGACACATCAGGTATGGCGTCAGGAGATAAATGGAAAAACTTACTTTCATTTGGTTTAGCAGGAAATAAAGGAAAAGGTGGTGCTTCACCAACAACCGCAGCCACATCTACAGTATCTACAATAAAATCTACTTTAGGTGGAGCAATGGAACGAGGATCATCTCCTATGAATCCTTTATTTGTTAAAGATGTAAGCAGTATTGGAGGAGCAGGAGTAGCTAAAGATGTAGCAGCATTAAAATCAGCTAACCCAGGAATGACCTCATCAGCAGCATTAAATCAAATTCGTGGGGGATTTGGAGGGGGTGCTTCCGCAGCTGGAGCCGCTGGAAGTGCTGGTGGTGCTGCTAGCAATATTGCTGGAGCCGCTGGAGGAGCTAGTAGTGTCGCTGTCCCTAATGGAGCTGATAAAGCTGGTAGTAAACTAGGACAATTTGGTAAAACAATGGGAAATGCAGCTGGAGATTTACTAAAAGCCGCTGCTGCTATACTCATAATAGCTGGAGCTTTATATGTAGCTGCTAAAGCATTCCAAGAATTTGCTTTAGTTGATTGGGAAGACATTGGAAAAGGAATTGTAACTTTAATAGCATTAGGAGGCGCAGTTTTTCTTCTTAGTAAATTTTTAGGCAATGGACAAGTATTAGTAGCCTCAGCTGCTATGCTTATAATGGCTGGAGCGTTATGGGTTATGGGTAAAGCTATACAAGAATTTACAAATTTAGAACTTGGTGATTTAGCATTAGCAACTGGAGCTTTACTAGTACTAACAGGTGTAATGCTTGGATTAGGAGCAGTTATGATGTCTGGAATTGGAGCAGCGGCTTTTTTTAGTGGTGTAGCTGCCTTATTAGCTATGGGAGCAGCATTATTTGTTGTAGCCGCTGGATTAGATGCCTTAATAAAAGTTGTTGGGGGAGGTAGATTAGAGACTTTAGGTACTGACTTAGGTAAAGGTCTTGAAGATTTAACAACAGGATTAAAAGATGTTAAATTTGATGAATTAGAAAGTGTGTTTGAAGGCATAGAAGATGCTTTTGATGAATTAGATGTAGATGATCTTTTAGCCTTTAGTGAACTAGCCGGAGCCAGTTTAGCTGGCGCAGCTCGAAACTTATTGAATGGAATCCAAGAATTAGCTAAATTAGACACAAACTCAGAAACTTTAAAAATAGATAAAGGAGAGTTCTCATCAAAATTAGCGGCGTATTTTGAACAATTAGAAGGTGTATTTGATGAAGTAGAAGATGCTATTGATGAATTAGATATAGATAATCTTATTAAATTTGCTGACCTAGCTGGAAAAAGTATATCATCTGCTGTTCGCTCTTTATATAGAGGTATAGAAGAGATGGGAAAATTTAAAATTGAAGGAAAATCATCTTCTGAAGTTATACATACATTAGCCCAAGTAGAGCTTATTGTTGATGAATTTGAAGATGTTCTTGGTGAATTAGATTTTGACCAACTAGAAAATTTTAGTAAAATGTCATCATCTGGATTAGTGACAGCCGCTTCAGTCCTTAAACAAGGGATTGAAACAATGCAAAAAGAACTCCCAGGTATGGTTATTAATGAGGATCAATTAAAGAAAGTTCAAGAATCATTTATAAAACTTACAAAAACTTTTAATGTCTTAAGACTTGATAATATCACTAAATTCGCTGAATTATCTAAATCTGGGTTAGAAGATGCTGCTTTAAAGTTTAAAACAGCTATTGAAACATTAGGTAATATGACTTTTGATGTTTCAGAAGAGAGCACTGAAAAGATTAAAACAGCATTTAAAACCCTTTCAGAAACATTTACATCATCAGGATTAGATAATATTATTAAATTTGCTGAATTATCTAAAGGCGATTTAGTAGGAGCAGCTACTAATTTTAAATTAGGTGTAGAAGCCTTTGCTAATCTTACTTTCGCGGCTATTGCCCCAGATAAGCAAAAAGCTATGACTGATGCATTTGCTCAATTTGACGCTGTTATAGGTACATTATCAATGGATAATATACTTAAATTCGCTGAGTTAGCTAAAAGTAGTCTAGCTAATGCTGCTACTAACTTCCAATCCGGTGTAAATTCTCTTAATCAAATAGGAGCATCAATGAAAGATGCTGACTTCTCAGGCATTAAAAACTTACAAAAACCAATTGAGGAATTACAATTAGCTTTTGGAGGAGCTGATTCAAAGATATTTGATTTTTTAAATAGTTTTGCTAAATTAGAATTAAAAGATTTTGATAAAAAAACAACTGATTTTAAAAATGCTATAACTAAAATTAATGAATTAGGCAACAGTTTTTATACTATGGGACCTGTCCAACCAGGTACAGAAGAAGCTAATCCGTTTCAAGGTATTCAAGATATGTTTGAAGACTTAAATGACGCGTTAGGAGGAGGTATTGCTAGTGTGACAGATTTCCTGTCAAAAGATTTCTCTGGTCTAGATAAATCAGTAAGTGGATTTATAAAAGGTATAAAAAGATTAACTTCAACAGATGAGAAAGAAGGACTTGGAAAACCAGACATGAGTGTTATTAAACAATTCTTTACAGACTTATCTACAGTATTTGCTGGAACAAATTTAGAAGCATTTACTGCTTTTGCTGAAGGTAATTTTGAAAAACTTCCTAAAAATACATCATTACTTAAACAAGGAATGGATAGCATAAACGCAATCACAGTAAGTGATGCTCTTGCTCAATTAATTAATCTATTACCACAATTTAGTTCTCAACTTAATTCTTTAGGTAGTTTTGATTCAACTAAAATAATAACATTATCAGAAGCTATATGTAAATTATATGAATCATTAAATAAATTTAATGAAACCTTAACTAATCTTAAAGGAAATGATATTAGTTCTTTATTAAGTTCTATAACTAGTTTAAATAGTGCTTTAGCTAATATTAAATCAACAGCAGGAAGCCAGATGCAGTATGGAGTTCCTTTAATGCAAGATGGTGTTATTCAAGTTCAAGACAGTAATCTTAACCCTAACGGTGGTTTAGTTATTTCTAAATACCAAAAAGGACAATTACAACCTGTAGCTCAAGGTATTAAAGAAGACAATGTTTATTTAACACCTAATAGACCTTCATCTGGAGGTGGTAGTACTACTGTAACTCAAGATAATTCTCAAGTAGTAGCCGCTATACAAGCATTAACAGCTGCTATAACTAATAGTAATAAAGAAGTAGCTATTAACTTAAACGGTCAAACTGTAGGTAAACTTATTGTTCCTACAATAGTAGAAGAAGTGAAAAAACAAGCTGTTAATCTTTAATAATTATCAAGCTGTTATATATTTATAATAAACCTTAAAACATTACATAACATGGGAATTTTAGAAAGACTTAAAAGAGAAGGATCACTTCTTACCGCTTTTGATGGAGAAACACCTCCCCAAGCGATATTTCCAGATCCATTGGATTCATCAAATTCAGATTTATCAGCATATAAAGGTCTTAGACCTCCTCAAAATCCATTAGCAACACAACAATCTAAGTTGTTATGGCCTTATTCTATTGATGGAGGTGATGCGGTTCAAGTTCGTGCTGATTATCAATTATACGCTGGTAGTCTTGGAGGTAATCTTCCTTTACCATCTCAATTAGACATGGGAGCTGTAACACCACCACGATATCTTGACAATTTACCTGAATAAATGAATGGGGTTAATAAATCTATCAACAAACTTAAAATCACTACCTTATGGTAGAGATAGATTTGGAGGCGGTTCCAGTAATCAGCCTTACATAACAACCCCTATACCTGATGTTTATAATCCTGGGTCTTATGATTTTATCTTAAGACAAGGAGCTCTCCAAGGTGTAAACTTAAATGATTTACCAGGAGCTGTAGGGATTATTAGACAAATTAGTGGTATTACTGATTCTGAGAATTTAACTACTGATGCTCTTCGCATTAGTAAATTTCTTACTGATCCTACAAACCCAGCTGGTCAACTTTTTATCACTAAACAAACTCTTCTAGAAAGACAAAGTGTAAAAATACCAGGTGGGTTTGGTAGGTTTTACAACCCAAATAATACCATAGCTCAAATTAATAATATCTCTTATGGTATTCATTTAAATAAGCAAGGTATTGATGGTACTAATCTTAGTTATGCTCAAGGTGGATTATTTGGATATTATAATTTCACATTAAGGAATGATCTACAAGGTGATAATCGATTATCACTGTTATATGAAACTAAAATAGGTAGTAAAAATTTAGGACTTGTTCAAAGACTTGTAGGTGAATTTGATATAAGTGGCCAAGATAATTATTCTATATTTTATAATGGTGGTCCTGACTCTGTAGGAGGTATTGGTATAACTCGTATAAAATTAGCTGGTAATGGTGTTTATTCTTCTAGAGATAGGACAAACACTTATAAATTATCTGGTCAAAAATATATAACTGACAGCGTGAATGAAAGCAATAATGTTTTCACTTATGACGCTGATCTTCTTAGAACCCAAAATGATGGGAAAACAGCTTATACTGCTCCTAGTAAAGTAATATCTGTTCTTAAAAATACATCAGTTATTACTGACTATAGAAAAACTATATCTAACCAAAACCCAAGTTCTAAGATTATATCTACACCCTATGAAACATTTAATAGGGAAAATACTTACGGAATTAGTGCTACATCATATACAGTTAATAGAAAAAACCCAAACCTCCCATTAAAAGCTGACTTTGTAAATGCTTCAATAATCCCAGCTGGAACTGATGAGACAAATCCTAGTTTAATAGAACTTAAAGATAAAGATTTAATATCTTTTTATTTCCAAGTTATAAATCCGTCTGTTAAAGATAATAAACCTGAATATCTATTTTTTAGAGCTTATGTAAATAACTTATCAGATAGCTTTAAAGCTGATTGGTCAAACTACAAATATGTAGGTAGAGCTGAAAATTTTTATAAATATGGTGGATTTGGTAGAGATATTCAATTATCATTTACCATATATGCTCATTCTAGAGCAGAAATGTTACCATTGTATTCTAAAATAAATAAACTAGCGGGTGTAACAGCCCCAGTATACTCACCAAGAGGTTTCATGATGGGTAATATTCTTAAAATTACAGTTGGAAATTACTTTAATCAAGTACCAGGTATTATGACTCAATTAAGTTTAAAACCTAATTTTGAAGGAGGATGGGATATTAATAGAGATGATAATGGAACTCCATTATCACAACTAAGTTCAACACCATCAGCAACAGGAGAAGTTTATACAAATGTAGGACAGTTACCTAGAATGATTGATGTTGATATGTCGTTCACACCAATTCATGACTTTACACCTAGATATAATGTATCTTTCATTAACAATAAACCATACCAGCCTCCTGTTGGTGAAGGTGTTGATGAACCTAGTGGGGTTACTACAGGAAATTCTCAACCAATTAATGCTGAAAATGCTTTACCTACACCTGTAGCGCCATTTTTTGATATAAATAGAATTCTTACAGGTACATCCCCAAATTCATCAGTAACACCACCTCTAATAGCTGGAGGAGCTCCATTAGAAAACACAGCTGATTTAACTCCACAACAACTTACTTTAACTGATACAGCTGATCAAATTACTAGTAATGATTTTGATGATTTATTCAGTGAAAATGAATAATAAAAATGAATAGATATAGAGACATACCTATAATTCAAACCCCAACTGGTATAAAATATCGTAGAGATAATAAATACCCTCGAATTCCTTTATCTTTTAATGATATTTATGTCATATCAGCCGAAGGTGATAGATTTGATTTATTAGCAAATCAATATTATGGGGATCCTTCATTGTGGTGGGTTATATCAATAGCTAATGAGCAAATACCTCAAAACTCATTATATTTACCCCTCAATACTCAAATAAGAATTCCCGCTAATCCCTCAGCTGTGATAACAAGTTATAACAGATTAAATTCTTAAATATGGCCATTTTAGGGGAAAGTTTTAAACCATGGGTTATTAAACAAATTAATGTTCGTCAAGACAAATTATCAGCTCGTAATAAAGATACAGATTTATTAAAATATCTAACATCAAGAACAGCTTTTTTAAGACTGACATCAGGTGTAGATATATCTGAAGATTTATTAACTTATTATAAAGATTATCTTCCTGAGGGATTTGCTACTAATGTTAAAGGAAATGAATTAGCTAAACAATATGTTTTAGAAGCAGCTCGATTTAGACCCCCAGGAAATACTATAGATGATCCTCTTCAATTTACCTCAGGTATAGGGTACAACAACATAAATAAATCATCATATGGATTTTTATCAGACCCTAATTATGGTTTAGTTCCACCTCCAGGTATAACAATGGCTTCGGTTAAGTCATTGAATAGAGGTACAATTCGAGAAGCTAGTATTCAACTTGTTTGTCATAACCTTTACCAATTAATAATCATTAATATTTTATTCTTAAAATTAAAATATTCTTTATTATTAGAATGGGGTCATACAGTTTATTATGATAATGAAGGAGAGTTAAAACAAGACTATGATATACCTAATTTATCACCTGGTTTCTTAGATGGAGAATATGATCAAATTTCGCTTTTAAAAACAATAGCTATACAACGACAGTTATCTAATGGAAATTATGATGCCTTTTTTGGTTTAGTGAAAAACTTTGAATGGCAAGCTGAAGAAAATGGAAGTTACACAATAACTATCTCAGCTATATCTACAGGTGATGTTATAGAATCTTTAAAAATTAATACTGATTTTAATCCTAATACAGCTGGAGCTACTCCTTCATTTAATAAATCAACTCTTCATAAAATAATAGGTAAAACTAAAGATATAATTGGTTCACTTAAATATGTACATGGATATAATGATGGAAATTCTCCTGATAGGTTAAACACTTTAGCTTTTACAGCTAAAGCAGGAAATATAGTTAATAACAGATATAATTATAGGGATTATAATGATAATGATGAAATAATCACAAATGGAACTGGTAGCTCAATGTTAGCTGATAAAGAAGGTTTTAAAGCTTCTTTTCCTAATCTTCAAGTAACCCAAACAAAATATGGTAAAAGTGTATCTAATGATCAATACTATATAAAATTAGGTACTTTTCTTAGACTAATGGAAGCTTTTACTTTATTCTATGACAATAAAAAAGTAATTATAACAGAAGATAACCAAAGATTAGGATCACCTCCTGTATTCTTTTTAGATCATGATTTTGATAAGCATGATTGTTTAACTTTACCTGATCAAGTTACAACTGACCCAACAGTAGCTTTGATACCATTGACTCAACCTGATGCAACTACAGTGACCAATGTTGATAAATATCAAATTCATAAATTCCCTGTAATAGGTAAACAAGGACTCAAAAAATATACAACTGATCCAAACAACTCAGAAGCATATATTTTAGATAGACAAAATACTACATCAACATCAGTATTAGTAAGAAAAAATGCTACTCCTATCCCTACTGGACAAGCGTATGATAGTTTTGAAGCTGCTTGGAATGCTTTAGGATTTACTGGTAATCAACGAAAAGAAACTTACGCTTGGGTAGATTCTAATGAATCAAATCAAGGTATTGAATGGGTATTTGGTGGCGGTACCTCAAAAGTTGATTTAGCTGCTCAAACTAGTTTAGATACTTTATGGACTAATACTCCTGAAGGAGGAGGAGGTAAACTTTTAGATTGGACTACATGGTCAAGCAGAGTTATAAAAATAGCCCCAACAATAGATCCACCAACTCCATCTTTTGATGACACTAAAATAGGTAACAAGGCAGATAATAATCTTCAACCAGCTGATCTTAGACCGGGTGTTTCTAAAAGAATGATTAAAAAAGTAACAACTAAAACTGAAACAGGAAACTCAGGCACATTAAAAGATATAAGTTTATCTTTTAGAACAGAAGATAAATATATAGGAAAAACAATGCATATATATGTTAATATTCAACATATAGTTAATGTTTTAGATGATACTATAGAAGAAGATGGAACTGTTCCATTACTTCCATTTTTAAATAAATTATTAAGTGATATAGGAACTGCTTTAGGATCTATTAATAAATTTGATTTAGATTATGATGATGAAACTAATACTTTTTCTGTTGTTGATGCGGCTGTAGTACCTTTAAAATATGCTAAAGAATTTGGAAATTCTATGGCTAAATTTAATATAAATGCTCTTAATCCTGGGGCGATAGGAGGTTCAAAAAATAATATTATAGGAGCTGGAGGTAGTTTTATAACTAACTTTTCTTTAAAAAGTGAAATATATTCATCAATAGGTAATGCTATAGCTTTAGGAGCCCAATCAGGAAATAATGAAGGAGCACCTCCAGGTTCTAATGCCTCAGGTATTAGTAAAATGAATGAAGGTATTATAGATAGATTAATGACTGAAAAAACTAATAAGATTGTAACAATCTCTCCATTTTCTTCTTCTTTTACTGACGCTACAACTAAAAGTTTTTTTGAGGATTATGTTTTTAAATTAAAAGCTACTGAAGCTGCTGGTGGATTAACTCCTGAAGATATTGATTTTTATAAATCATATGTTGTTGATATCTACCAACATGATTTAGGGTTTTTAACCAACAATACAGGTAGTAAACTTCCTGGATCAGGATTTATACCTTTAAATCTCCAATTAACAATGGATGGTTTAAGTGGATTAATTCAATATCAAACATTTGAAATATCAGAGAATGTTTTACCTCCTGAGTATTATAAAAAATTAAGATTTATAACTACTACTATCGAACATAAAATTAGCGCTGATAAAGGATGGGAAACAACTATTAGTACTTTAGGAGTACCTAGATCTAATGATATAACAAAAGCTTCTATTAGTAATGATGATCTAGAAAGAATTAACCAAACTAAAGTAACTGAAACAGTAGACACAAACCCAGAAGATTATGATGAAGTAATTTTGACCGATCCACCACCACCATCAACTCCAACAGAAAATGAATCTAAACCAGGTACAACTAAACCATATATAGTTATAGGTGACTCAGGAAGTCCCACTATAAAAAGTTTCGCGAAAAAATCTGAATTAATTGGGGACCAAGAAGGTGAAAAAAATCTATGGAAAGTAGGAGAAGACATAAATTGGTTAATCACAGCTTTAAAATCATTCTCTCCATCACCGGATGTGAAAATAGTATTTGTTAGTATTGGTACTAATGGTGGATTTGGTAGTAGTAGCAAATTAGCTAACGCGTTAATGTCTGGATTAAAAGAAAAATTCCCAAATGCTAAGTATGCTTTTGTACAAGGAACTTGGGGTTGGGGCTATTTATCTGAGGAAAAGAATCCTGGGAAAGGATTTGATAAAGTAGAAACACCAAAAATAGTGACTAGTTTTTATAATCAGTTTAAAGATTTAGGAGCTATTATTATTGAACCTCCTATTGGTTATAGTACTACACATCCAAATAGAAAAACACCAACATTCCCTAAAATTGGTGAAGAAATGAATAGACTTATAGCTTTAAATAAATAATGCCTTACGTACCTAAAAATAAAATCCAATCTGGTTTATTTGCTAATTTATCAACTCCACCTTATTTTAAAGATAAAAAAGGAGTTAGATACACAGGTGAATATTACAAACTATACAATGGTAAATTTTTTTCAGGAAAAGGACCTAACGATCCTAATACTAGTGAAATTTTTAAAATTGAAGACATTAGAGATCCTAGCCCAAGTTATATCACATCCCCTAAAGAATCAATACCTAGTCTTCTTTCAGTAAGTGTTCCAACACCTCAAGATTATAAAAATGGGTTTTTTACTCGTTATTTTAGTGTTAAAAGAAATCAATATTTGTATTTTGAAATAAATAAAGACACATATAATAAGTTTCAACAGAAAAATAATAATGTGCCTTGGCAACTATATAGAGTTTTTTCTTTTAAATGGGAACTAACAGGGGATGTAAATAAAGTAGCTCAAATTAATAGAGATGTTACGTTGTTAACTGAAAAAAATGAAAAAGCATTTGGTTTAGGAAAACACTTAAAAGAAAACTGGACTCAATATTATAAAGAAAATCCTTAACTTGGCCTTTAGAAATTCTTAATTATATTAATATTAATAAAGGTTATGTATTATATAATTGAGAGCCAATATCAGTTTGAAGAGTTTGTTCAACAGCAAACAAATAGATGTTTTGTTGAGTTAATCCTTAATCATGATTTAGTTCATCCTGCTCTTAATAATGTTTCATTGGTTTATATTAGACCTGAAGACGATAAGAAAGGATATATAATTCCTATTTCTCATAATGAATCATTTTCTATACCTTTTATTCAAGTAAGAAAATTAATAGCTAGTTATAAAGAAGTATATGTTAGAGATAAAAAAACAAGCATGTACTTCTTAAATAAAAAGAATTTAATACATGCTCCTATCAATACAGAGAACTTATCATTTTCTATTTATGACTATTATCATAGACAATATCCAAACAGGAATGATGTTAATAAATTTATTCCTATAGCTAAACATTATGAACGTTGTGAAGAATATTTTAAATATATAAACTTCATCCCACAATCTGAGTTTTATAATAAAGCAATAGAGTTATTTCATATTATAGAATCAAGTGGTATTAATGTGAATACAGCGCTTATAGATGATTATTTTACACCAAACAATACCCTCCATTCAATAAAAAACAATACAATATACTCACAGTATAATGTAGATACTACAACTAAAAGACCATCAAATAGATTTAATGGAATCAACTTTGCTGCTTTACCTAAAGATAAAAGCAGACAATCATTTATATCTAAAAATGGAAAACTAATTGATATTGATATTGATTCTTATCACCCAACTTT